ATGGGTTGGCCAAACGACGGATCTTGAACCATCTGCGGAATGAGCTTCGCGAGTCTTGCAAAAAAACCCATGGCGTTCACCTCCTATGCGGCTTGCATAATGTTCTTCAGCAGCATCCAGTTGAGCATCTGCGATCCGGCGCTGCCGGCGAGATTCGACAGCGAATCGAGGAAGCGCCAGCCGCCGCTCTTCGTCGGTGACGCGGATGTGGCCCATGCCTTCAGAACTTCCGGGCTGACGTTGGACGGTTCGTAGGTTCCGTAAAGCATCTTGACGGCAGTGCCCATGGCGTCGCTGTACGCATTGTCGAGTTGCCGCCCGTACTCCCCGCCGCCAATACCACGCGCAGCCATGTCCTCACCGATGCGACGCTCCCTGCCGGCCAGCATCGACTGCAGCTCGCTCTGGACGCCCTTCATGTACTCGGCCCGGCGCTGCGGGTTCCAGGTCGTTTCCGCCAGATACCGATCCGTGGCCTGGCCGAGGGCTTCCTTCGATTGCTTCTCGAGCTTTGCCTGGTTGTATCCGGACAGGAGGTCTGTACCGAGCCCGATCCCCAGCGTCGGCAGGATCCAGCTCGACAGTCCCGTGCCGGAACCGCCGAGCATGGCCGGCCATGCAGACGACAGGCTCGAAAGCCATCCGCCGCCGCCAGCTGCGGCCCCCGGCAGATTCACGGCCAGGCCGCCGGTTCCGGATGTTAACGCCCCAGGAGTTAAACCAATGGACGTGATGGACGAAAGGCTGGACGGAAGTCCGGAGCTGCCAAACCACATTGAGTTTCCGGGGCCAAACAGCGACAGCAGGCTTCCGGATCCGCCCGCTCCGCCTGCGACCCCGCCGGCTCCGAGCAGCGCAGAGCCACCGATGGCCGGCCATGCATAGGCTGCAGCCGCCGCCAGCGCCGCCAGCTCCGGCCCGCTCAGGTTGCGAACCTCTTTCGGCAGCACATTCTTGACCTCCTTGGGGAGGATATTCATCTCGCCAAGGGATCTGCCGCCGAAAAGCAGCTCCACGGGCTCCGTCAAGACCGGCTTGATCTCCTTGGGGATGATTGGATTGATGATCTCCCCGCCCTTTCGGAGAACATAATCAACGGGCTTTTTCAGCCCCGTGCGCTCTCCGACCCATCTTGTGGCTTTTTTAACCCAACTCATGGCAGACCTCCGAGAGACTAGTCTTCTAGAACGTCATATTTTATTTCCCAGGGGAAATATATTCTAGGAGGAGCCGTTATATATTCGTTGGACAACGAATTTGGCCCAAATGCCACATATAGGCGCATCGTCCTGCATTTCGTTCCAGGAGGGAACTTGATGACTGTTATGCCGTCGCTGGTTATTGGATAATATCTTGTTCCATCTTGACCCCATGGCATCCATGTTCCTTCATTGTCTAGCGAAACCTGGATGCCGCCGTAGGTAACGAATCGTGGAGCTGTGGAATTTTTCGGCAAATCCATCCTAACTATCAATTCCTTCAAGACCTTGACCTTATTTATGCTCTGCAGGTCACCGAAAAACAGAGGCGTGCTAAACGGATAATGGATTTGCCCGGCATAAACCCAGCGATCTTCCGTGCCATCACAAAAGGCATATTGCTTTTTGAACAAGCTCTGGCCATTGCACACATAGGCATAATCGATATCAGCTGGCGCTCCATAGTTCTGCTCGGGAACGAGTAGCCTGCACATGCTGTGCAGCTGTGTATTCCACATTCTCAAGTCAGGCCAACGGCTCAGATCAATGACCAATCCTGTTCTTTCGATATAAAGAAGATTCCCTGATATTCTCAAGGAAAGGTAAAGTTCGCCGTTCAATAACAATAAGTAATCAAATATTTTATCGTACTTTGGGCTGCCGATGATCCGGCTCGAATCGCCATCGAACAAAGCCAGCCTGATTTCGCCCATCGGTCCCTTCGTAAAGTAAATAATTCCGAATGGAGAAGAAGAGATTGCGATTCCGTTCTGGCTAATTGGCCCGTGGATGGCGTTTGTTTTCCTTAGAACCCATGTCGAGGGAGATTCCCCACTTTTTTTTATCCATCCGCTTTGAGTTCCGATATAAAGAGTAGATCCCCAACTAACCAGCGCCGTGATTCTGTTTTCTCCTGGCAATCCTGCCGGCCTGATGTCGTTCCAGTTTGTTGCCTTGCGGGCGATGGGGAGAATGTTTTCGTTTGCTGCTGCGGTGTCACCATACGCAGGTTCCGAATAGTTCATTCTCCACGGATATTGTGCATCAGCCTCATAAAGACGCCCGTTGTGAAACTCAAAGATATGAGCATAATTCGTCCCCTTTGCCCCATGCATCGGGATAAAATCCTTCACTCGGCATACTCCATTTGCTATCAATGTCGCATCGGAATTGTTATCTGTATATGTCGTGGAAGAATTGTTTGCGATCGTTGCGACATAATAAATGTCTGCCAGCGTGCCTCCGGTTCCAGGGCCGCGGTACAGCTTTCTGTGTATGGTTGGGTCAATGCCATATGTCGATGACCATCTCTGCGATGGGCATGTTCCTATACCCGTCCAATTGATTTGCTGATTTGTCACCGTCACGTCACCACTTGCCGGAGACAGCCCAGTCTCATACACCATCCCATTCGGATATGTGATTAAAAACGAATAATACAGCTTGTAGACGCCGTTTGGACTTCCAGCGGCCCCGGCAGACCCAGACGGAGCGCCGGATGGGTTATTGACGGCAGCAAAAAAAGCATTGCCTTCTTTGTCAACCATCAAATGGCTGTAAAGATTGTTGTAATTCCTTTTGTGGATGCAAAACTTTTTGTATCTGGCGGTTTTGAATTGTCTTGCATAAGGTGCTGCCAGAAAGTTCCCATACTCGGTAACACCGTGAGGCGGAGAGCCTCCGACATATATATTGTAAAGCCGATTAGTCGTGAAATTCCAAATGTACGGACCCATTTTGTAGAGGTCGAAACACGTCGCCTCCATGTCCGTTTCCGTTACTTTTTTAAGACCATATGTCAGGTCCAGCCTTCCATCTGTCATGCACCAATAAAATGACTGTCCTCGAGCTGTTCCATCTGGCAAAAAATAGGGAATATGCCCAGGCTCCATGAACCAATCAACGGCATCGGCTGTTAGCCCCTTATGGAAAAATAGAAGAGCAGACGGCATGATCACCTCTTGGCTGGAACAACGTACACTTCTTTCTCCTTGAAAGGCCGGCGGTCCCTCTTTTCCTTGGCCTGGGAAACGGCCGCCTGATAGAGCTCCTCGTAATAGACGGCCCTCTCGAATTCCTTCGACGACTGGTGGAATGTCCGCAGCAGGTCGCTCACGACGCCCCAATAGAGGGCCTTGTGGTAGTTGCGCGGGATCTCCGGGTAAGCATAGGCATTCCCTTGATTGGCATCAGTCGCCGTTTCGTCCCATCGAAACTGAACCGGGAACGGCACATATTCGACGAGCAGCGTGTTTTCCGGAACGGTGATATCGCCCAGGGCCCCGTGACGGTTGCCGTATATGTAGACCTCGCGCTCGTGATCGACTCTGACGGCGTATTCGCCGGCAAGGATCACATAGCTGTGGCCGGCCGAAAACGCATTCGCGGAACCTCCGGAGAACCCTCCGGAGCATGTGATCGTATTCGTTGCGACGCCCGTTATCATCCCCGAACTGCCGTCCGTGATGTTTCGGACCCACATTCCGGCCGCAAGCCCGTAGTTCGTAAATGTCGTGCCCGTATCGACCAGCGTCGTGCCGGATCCTCCCGTTGCTGTCCCATACAGCGATTGCTGCGTCGTTCCGAGGGCCGTTCCGACAGAGATCCCGACATCCGTGCCTGTCGCATAGGCGACGCCAGTTGCGTTGGGCGGCGGATAGATTCCGAGAAGAGGGATGGATCCCATCGACCCGCCGTGATAGGCCAGCTCTGGGGTTGACTCCTCGGCCGTAAGCCAGCCGGCGCGGTGAGTATCCAGCCAATCGACATCGCGAATCTCGAGCTCATCGTATGCCGTCGATGACGTGAAGAGCTTCACATTGATCACGCCGTCGTCGATGCAATTCGACGGCAGACGATACAGGCGTTGGCCTTGGACTGTCGGGATCAGAGCCAGCCGGCGCAGACAATGCGTCTCCTGGACGAATGTGTTCTGCCTGTCGTTGAGCTTTTGACGGATCAGCCATCTGGGATAGACGCTGTAACTGACGGTTGTGCCTTGGACCTGTCCCATCTCCCACAGTACGAGCCGCTCCAGGACATCCAGGTGCAGGCCCCCATAAACGCCAGCCGTATTGCCCATGCGCTAACTCCTCTCGGGCTGCCCCGGCCCGAAGATGTTGTCCCTGTACTCGTCCAGATCGATATCTTCCGGGAGGATGCCCTTTTCCAGCCGATCCTTCCCGGTGACCTTCCTGCCGGCACGCCTGTCGATCCAGATCTTCGAGATCTCGGAATCCTTCGTCGACGTTTTGTAAATCTTGTAGGCATCGCCGGCCGCCCAGACGTTTGCCGATCCTCCAGACAGGGCGCAAGTCACGGTGTTCTCGTCGGCCCCCGTTACCGTTCCGGCAGACCCATCCGTGACATTTTCGCAGTACAGGCTCAGGCCCGGATCGACGCCGCAGCTCCGGAACTCCTGCCGCCTGTCCGTGAACGTCGCCGTTCCGCCGACCTGGACGGTCCCCTGGACCAAAGGCTCAGAGTCGAGATGCACTTCTGCAACCGCGCCCCTGCTCATTTCGCCTTCCCGTTCTTCTTCTGCTTGGGCTCCTCGGCCGGACCTTCCGCTGGCTCAACGGATTCCACGGGAGCATCGGCGGGCCTGTACAGCGTCCGTCCGCATCGCGGGCATTCGCCCTCGCCGTAGTCGTCGTAGCCCTTGTTGCATCGCGTACAGTAAAGCATGTTTCCTCCGGATTGATGTTGGGGGGCGGCGGCATACCGCCGCCCCTCTCGTTGGTTGGCTGAATTATTACCTCGTGACCGCGACTGCCAGCCCGTGGCTGCCGGCCGTGATCGCTCCCGTGCCCATTCCGAACACGTTTCCTGCGTCGGTGCTATTCCAATCCGTGGCGCCGACGACGCTGGTCTTCCCGACCAGCAGGACGCCGCCGGCAGGAGATCCGCCGGCTGCGATAACGGCAGCCTGCGTCATGGTCGTGGAACCGGAATAGGTCGGATTGAGGAAGAGAACGTCCTCGAAAATGACTTCCCGGTCCATCGTTCCTGCCGACATCCGCAGGAAAATGTGGTTGGTTGCGTGGTTGGTGTACGTCCGGACGCGGCAGTTGCGGAAATGAATCCGCGTGGCCGAGCTGTCCGTATAGATCTGCGCGTTGACCGCGGCCCCCAAGGTCACGGTGTTGACGCCGATCTCGCAATCCTCGATCAGGTTCTCGTCGCCGGAGATCTTGAGCGAGAACGCGCCGGCGATGTCGTTGTTCGCATGGCCGAGGCCGGCGATATGAGACTTGACGATGCGGTTACGGTCACCGGACAGGACGAAGCACCCGGTGGGGTTCGTTCCCGCAACGCCGGCAAAAAATTGGACGTTTGCGATCAGGCAGTTGTTTGCCGACAGCGTGAAAAGGTTCGACGCCGTGTTGTAGGTTGACGTGAAAGCCACCCGCGACCTGGAAGAGATGCCGACGCCGTTGTTGACGCCGATCAGGTGAACGGCATCCTTGTTCCAGTTGAGAGTGGCGCTCTGGTAGTCCGTCGTGTTCGCGGCCGTGTTCGACTCGGCGTAGAGCAGAACGATGTCGTTCTGGTTCGCCGTGGCCAGGCTGAGAGCCTTGGCCAGGGTCTTCACCGCCGTTTCGGGGGATTTTCCGTCGTTGTCATTGGAGCCGGAGTACGGCTTGACGTGAAAGACGTTCCCCTGAGTGGACGGCAGAATGAGCCCGCCGAGGACGTTCCACGGACCGATGGTCAGGTTGGTCATTCCCATGGTGGAACCTCCTTTTTAGGCCGGGACGTTCCCGAACCAGTCTCTTTCGTCTGCGATTTCTGCCGACCACCGCTGATCAGCCTTGCACATCCAGTCGCCGGTCTGGAAGTCCTGCTCGCGGCCGAACCTAGTTTTCCGGCGCCAGAAGAAGATGATCCCCCGGCCGTCGAGCTGGAGATACCATGCATCCGTGTCCGTCAGGTGCGGCCAGGACTTCAGACCGATGTTTCGGCCGCTCTTGGCGTAGGCATTGATTGCGCGGTTCGCCGTGTCAGGACGATCCGGGCTCTGGAGGATCTCCCGCGCCTGTTTCTCGAGCTGCGGGGGGAACCAGAGGTTCTTGATCTTCTTCTTGATCTTGTACTGCCGATGGTTGAACTGGTTTTCGGCAGCCACCACGGCGGCCCAGAAGCTCGAATAGGTGAGATCCGAGGCCGTCAGCTTGTTGGAGAAGGTCGAGCTGTCGAGACGCGGATGGTCCGTGGCGAACAGCGCCTTGGACTCCCTCGTCGTGTGGTAGGTGGTCGAGGTCCCGTAGACGAGGAACCGGGCCATCTGGCTCTCGATGTTCTCGTTCATCGCCTCGCCAAGGTCGCGGAACATGGACGAAAGCTCGTCGGCATTCCCGCCACCACGGAGGTCGTAGAGGTTGTCGTCGATGGCCTCTTCCGTGAGTCTCACGGCGAGGGCCCACACGCTATGCACCCAGGTCTGCTTGCCGCCCTCGATCTGGGTGTCGTAGGTGATGGATGCTCCCTCCCCCTTCCTGACCGGCAGGCCGAGGCCGGAACGGATGGAGTCCTCTTCCTTCTTCTTGGCGGATGTCTTGATGGTACACATGTCCTCCCACATGGACTCCGCCCTGCTGGTGATGTAGGAATCAACGGCGAGGGCGAAGAGGCCAGGGACGTACTCGTTCAAGAATTTCGATCTGGTCCACATAGCTCTTGTCCTCCTTTAAATTGCCGTTGCGCTAGACTTGAAGTGCGCGTTGGGGTTGGGCATGACGATCCAGCGGCAGTAGGCGCTGCCGACCGTGTCGTCCTTGTAGCTCTGCACGATACGCAGGGCCAGGGTGTTGGTCGTGTTGACGCTGTCGGAGTCGATCTCCTGCTTGCTGCGTCCCGTGGTCGTCGACCCGGAATGCGTGGAGATCATCGCCACGTTGAGGCCGACGGAGGCCGCCGCGATGGGCGTGCCGGCCCCGTCTTCCTGCACGAGGTAGGTCTGCAGCGGGTGATCGGCCACGAGAACGTAGCCGGCCACAACGCCGTCGCCGGCGGAAGATGCCGGCAGGTACTTCACGGGGTCGCCGTTGTGGTCGAGAATCGCCAGGACGGCCCCGAGCTCGTCTCCGGCCGCGCCGGTGGCGTCGATCTCGACGCCCATGCGCGTCTCGCCATCGAAAATCTTGCAGACCAGGCCGGTGTTGGTGATCTCGACCCAGTCCCCCACAAAAATCGCCGTCCCGTAGGCAGTCGCCACCGGATACCAGTTGGCTCCGAGCAACTGCCCGTAGGGGATGAACCCGAAGGGGGCGTCGGTGTTTGCCATGATGCGTTACTCCTTAGTCAGCAATGATGTCGTGGTCGCCTCCCGCGCTCGAATCGATCAGGCCGCTGTCGTCGAAATCCCTCCCTTCGACGAGCAGCGGGGCGCTCCTGATCTCGGCCCGAAGGGGCTTGGGGGCCTCTTCGGTACGAGTGCCGCCAGTCCATTCATAACTGTCTCGCTTTCCGTCCGACTGACCGTCTTTCGCCTTGATCGTGCTTGCCGTTCCCATTTCGGCCAACTGCAGCTTTGCGTTTTGCTCGACCATGAAATGGCTCCACGGCTTGCAGACGAGGATCAGGTCCAGGCGCACGACGGCGCCCAGGATCGGATCGACGTACTTTGCGAGAAACGGGGTCGTGGTCCGGTTGCAGATCCACCATTTGAGCGGGGGGGAGGCGTTACGCACCTGATCGATCCGCTCCGGGGTCCTGCGGATCCACCGGAAAGCCAGACGCTTTTCTCTCTGCTCTTTGAGAGCAGGCTCGGGGAGCTTCAGCGGGTCTTCCGCCAGGGAGAAATCCACCATTCCCTCTTCGCCGTGGTCCAGGATCGGGCCCTCGGCGGCTACTCGTCTCGCGATGGCCAGCTCCTCGGGCGTGAGCTGGGAGCTGTCCACGGGCTGGACGGGAGCCTGATCCGGAACGGGATCAGGGGTTTTCTGTGCAGTCGCTTTTCTCGTTCTCATCGGCTATCCCTCCACGGTTACGGAACGGGTTTTTGAGTTCTTCAAGATCTTGGCGTAGATCTGCTGGCCCTGCTTTGAGAGGCCGATACGCTTTGCCACGTCCATGATCTCCGGGCTCTGGATTTCGCTTCCCATGCCCTCGGCATCGACCTTCGGGGTCTTCCCCTTCGGCAGATTGCCGGCATTGATTTTCTCCCTTCTGCGGTCCATCGGCTTAACACCTCCCTGGGC